AGTGAAAAGCTAACCAATAACTTGTCGTTCTGTCAGCTTCACTTGTTCCTAAACCTTCAGCTGGATACGCTCTATATAGCGCTAAGTTATAATATTCGTTAGTGGTTTCTTTTATATAATATCTATAATGTGTAGCCCAAAAAGGTATACCACCTTCTAGTTCAAGTTTAGCCCTTAATCTACTAGTACTATACGCGCTAGATTGAGGCGCGGTATAAGCACTTTCAGGACCAATAATAACAGGTGATTGTCTACCAAATCGATCTAAAAAAGAAATACCTAAAGTATAAGTTCTATCACTTTTTATAGATCTTTCAGGTGTACCGTACTTTCTGTACGCACCTTTATTACTATAAGATATTTCTCTAAAAGAGTTTCTTCTTGAATCATCAGGATCTCTCCAACTGTAATACAACCTTGGAATCACAGTGTCTCCATCAGCCGTAACTAAATCATAATCTAAAGAGTAGTTACCGTATATTAGTCTATTAGCAGAAACACATTGAGTTCTAGCTTTTACAGGAACAGCATCAAATGGTCTTAGTATTTGATTAGAAGGAATTACAGCGCCTAACTTTTCAGAGTTAACATAGTAAACACCTCTAGTGTTTCCATAGGAATTATTTTCATACTGGCCAGCGGCAATAACGCTTAGCCCATAGTTAAGATTAGGTATTGCGTTATCTGACACTAGTTGATTAGGACCTAATACAGTTTTAGCAAACTTTTCGTTATCATCATTCCACTCTCTACTTCCTTTTGTTATAGAGTCTAGCTGGTATATATTGTTTTCACCATCAAATTTTATTAAAATATCTATTCTTTTAACATCTACAGGCGTGCTTGGCGTAATAAAATCTCTTAAAACAATTTGCCTAATAGAGTTTGTCATAGCTATATTTTGACCTTCATCTTTATTCCACATGTAATTAGTGTCTGGTAAAAAACAAGGCTCAGTAAAAGGACTTATTGCAGAAAACTGATTGTCATCGTATTTATATCTTATAGCAAATCTTGGAAATTTATCTTCAAATAAAGCGGCTTCAGGATCTTCTAATCTAGCTTCAAAATAATTCATAGTGGCAACGTTGCTAAGATTTGCAGAAGATAATGCATCGTTTTTATCAATTAGCTCAGCTGTAACTGTTAATATATCATCATACTTTGTATACGTAGGAACTGGTGTGGCTGTAAAATCAAAATAACCATGCTCAGCGTCTCTGTATATATTAACTATTTTTTGACCAAATGTTTCATGATAAGGTGTAGTATCAGAAGTGTCTGTAGGCATAGCAAACGTGCCGTTTGTTATAGCCGTTATTTTAACTTTTAATCTTCTAGATCCAGAATCTGATTCACTACCAGATGTAGTAGGAGAAACTGCATGTATACTATCTAATACTAAAACATCACCTACTCTCCAAGAGTGGTTTTTAAGATTATTACTACCTTCTACCGAGCCAGTATAAAACGAAGGAAAAGCATATTCTCTAGCTTTATTTTTTGTTACTGTAAATACTATAGAAGTTTGAATAGTTGTAGCGTTGTTTATACCAATGTTACTTTCTAAACCAATTCCATGTGTTAAACCTACTCTTTTGCTTCTTCTTAAATCTACAGTAGGAGGATTTAACGGATGTCTTCTTATAACAGTTATGTCTTCTAGCTCATAAGGCTTTCTTTTTTTCTGCTGAACAATCCCTAAGCCTCCATTGTAACTTGGATTTGTTGGGTTTAAACCAAACTTTTGACTTATAGGATTTTCATACTGCATTTTAGTTGTTTCAAAAAGCATAATCCCATAGTTAGGCTCAGCTCCTGAATTATTTACAGCATTTATATTTAATACACGATTAGATCCTTTTATACCTTTTTCAATATCTATTCTTTTAGGCTCTGTTCTTCCGTCTGTAAAGTATAACACACCGTCTATAATATCGATACAATTTATCTTAGTATCTATAGGTGTTGGATGATTTTCTATAACTTTAGTACCGCTAGCATTTGTTTCTGTATATTTTAAAGGAACGCCTGGCTTAAAATCTAATAGTCTTTCATTTGAAAATTTATACGAAAGACCAGCGGCGATATTTGCGTCAGTAACTAATCCGTCTGGTAAAGCTTTGTTAAGCTCAATTATAATAGCAGGATTTGTAGATCCTAACAAAGGACCGTCTTGCACAACAGTTCTTTTTACAGAAGAAACTTGAACAGTACCTATCGCAGAGTTTGTAATAGGATTTGTAAGATCAGGTGTTAATATATTTACGCCATTTAAAATAAGTTCAACTTTAGCTCCTTCATATACGCCGTTAGCAAAGTTCATGTTGCTAGAAGATTCAATTGGGTCATTAGGCTCTTCTATAAACAAAGTTGTTATGTTTTGACCATTAAAACCAATTTTATTTCTTTTTGCGGCAGGAGAAGTTCCATCAGCGACCGCCCAAACGGTTAGCTGTTGATTTGGCACTCTGTGCACGTTAAATACGTCTACAAAAACACCTACCAATCTACTGTTTTGAACAGTTGCTAAAGTTTGAGCTGATCTAGTTTGAAGTATAGCATCTACATTGTAGCCTATTAAAGCAGCTGCAGAAAAAGTTAAATCAGTAGCGTCAGCTACACTGTTAGATTTGTTTAATGTTATAGTGTTATTAGAAGCGTCTATAGATTCTATGACACTGCCAAAAACAACATCTGTACCTGTTAATACCATGCCAACTACTAAGTCAGCAACGTTGTTTAATATAATAGATTTAGAGTCTGTAGTTGCTCCAACAGATGTTTTAGCAAAAGTAGTAGCAGCTACATTAGATCCTGTTCCAGCTGGAACGAAGTAAGGCTCAATAATATTAGATACAAAAGAATATATTTTGTCAGTAGCTGGATCTGTTACCACGCCTACTGTTTCTGCAATATCAGCAAAGTCTGCAAAATTAGCAGGAGAGTGATACACATAAGGCTCTATAACTTGCTGTAAGTTTTCATTTGAATCGTATTCAAACACTGTAAATTCATAGCCTCCTTTCCAAAACCTATCTTGTAATCTAACGCTGCCTAACAACTCGTTTCCAGCAACGTTTCTAGCTGTACCAACAGAAGATTCTTCCGCTGTTGAAACCTCTATATTCAACGCGTCTCTATACTCTCCGTCTGGTATTATTCTTTCATCAAGGTCTTTATTCATTCGACCTTGCATAAAATTTCTCTTCAACTCTGGCATTGACTAGTGTTTTATATGTTTAGACTTGCCTCTAAGTATTTGAGTTATCTCTTCAAGCTTAATATTAGATAATCTAAGTTTAGCTTGCCTCTTAGACGCGTAAGCTTCTTTTTTAAATCTCGCTACTAAGTACTCAGGAATCTCTGCTTTAGTTGCTAAAATAGCATGAGCTATATATTTGTACATAGCTTCTTCTGCAAACTTATGCACTTGCATTTCTGCGTCTGTTCCTAAGCTATCACTTATGTACTGTAGTATTACAGTTTTTCCACTAAGATTAGAACTAAAGTGTATTCTACCTTTCAACTCGTTTATATAAAAAGATCCATTAGCTTGAGCAAACTCTGCGTTTATACCGTATCTTCCTCCAACTAGTTCATCGTAGGTATTTGTATCATGACCATCTTCTGGATTACTAGTAACAGTATCTGCACTGTAATTAGTAAATGTATCAGACTGTGCTTGTAAATCAATATTGCCATCAGCGTCACCGTCGATAAAGTTTTCGTTACCAATAGCTCCAGTTTGCAACGGCGCTGTTGGATCACTAGTATATTTTGTAGGATATAAAACTTGATGTATACCTACGCCATCAACTTTTACTAACTTTACATAGTTAACATAATCTTGAGGTAAAGTCATTGTTAATGTTGCTGGTATTTCTATTTCATGAGACTTTGTACATTTAAAAGTATCAAAGCTTAACTCTTGCAAACCTCTTTGAGCGTGATAAACTACTTCAGGTCTTTTCACCTGTTTTATTATTTTATCATCACCTACATACGCTAACATAAACTGATCAATAACAGTTTTTAAAGATGTAAACTGATACGTCCCATGTTCTGAGCCAGAGTAATATGCTGTTTGTGTTTGATTATCTAATAGTCCCATTTATTATACTTTTTCTTCTTGAGTTATTTGTTGTTCTTCTCCCGCTGCTATCTGTATAAGACCTGGTTTGTTTAAAATTATACCTGCTAGCTCTAGTATTTTATATACTAAAGTATTTTCTTCAGACTGATGTAACTCAAAGTCTACAGAATTAGCAGCATCGTATAACGGATATTCATTACCACCTTGAGACTGAGGTATTAAAACATAGCCAAAGTAAACTTCAGTAGGTTTTTTTATAAAGTTGTGAGTTATAGTATCTGTAGCTACAGGCGTCGGATACAATTGTATAGATGTGTTTCCAGTTCTAACGTACACAGGATTAGAAGCTGTTGGCCTAGCTAAAGGTGAAATGTTATATTTTGTTATTTGATTAGCATTAACATGCGGTACTTGCGTTGGATATGCTTGACCAGCTGCTTGCCACATAACTTCTCCTAATCTATAAACAACATCTGTTCCGTTACCTATAGTGCTGTCATCAACTTCTACTAGTTTAATCTCACCAATTGTTATGCTTTCAGCTCCTGGAGTAGCAGTTACAGTAAGTCTTATATCATAAACACCTGAGTCATCTGCTATAAATGTAAAATCAAAAGCACCGACAGCAGGATCGTTAATTAAAAATTGTATTTCGGAAGTGTTAACTGGATTAATCAATTTCCAAATATAAGAATTTGGCTCAACCATAGCCGTTATCGTCCAGCTAAATTTATATTTTTTTCCAGCTACTAAAGTTACAATGTTTGTAGCTTCTGCGTCATCCGAACCGTTGTTTACTTCAACTTTCAAACCACCGTTAAAATTATTAGAAGAAGACGGTGGATCATTGCTTATTATAGCCGCGCCAGCATAACCTCCAGTGCCAGTTTCAAAATCTTCTTCATATAAAACAGTTCCAGCTAGTGGAACATTGTTAATTTTAAAAGGTGCAATTTTTTCTTCTAGCGATGTTAACATATCTGAGTACTCTGTTGAGTTACTAGACTGTTGATCGTTCCATTGCTTGATGTCGTAGAAGTATTGCTCAAATATAGCGTCTTGAGCTTGATTAGCAAGCAAGTTAAACTCAAGAGGTGTTATATAACCTCTTTGTTCTTTGTTGGCAATAGCCAATACTTTTTGATATACTGAATCTACATTTATTGCCATTATGTTTTATTTTATAGTTAAGCAACCACCCCGAAGAGTGGCTGCTCTCCTATATAGTGATTACGCGTTTAATCGCTTTTCAATGTTGGAGTAAATCTCCATACCTTCATCTGTTTTAAACCAAGCGGCTAAAGCAGAATATGGGTGCTCATCAAACGGTACTGTCATAATTTTTCTATCGTTTGAAGCCCACTTAAAGTAACGCTGATCATTTGATAGTGTAATTATTCTAGCTTCTACAGCTTTTATACCAAAGTTTCTAAGCTGTACATTGTCATCTGTGGTTAATTCTAAGAACAGTTTAGGATTTTTCTTAGCAAACAATAATAAATCTCTTTTAAGTTCCTTAGAACTCAACTCATTTACTTTAGATCCCATTTCTACTCTCATAATAGCTTCAGCTAAATCAATATCCATAGATCTCGCTATAGTTAAAGCTTCAACTTCAAACTCTAACCAATCAAGCTCATTTTCTGCAATAACTTGTGGTTTATGCTCGTAGTAAATTTTATCTCTATGAGGGTGGTACAAAGAAAGTAGTTTTTGTAAAACTGCTTTTTCTTTAGGAACGTATAAGTTACCGTTTCTAAAAATAACATGAGCAAGTCTTTGATCACCTTTCATTTCATCTACAAAGCAAGTGTTTTGATTTTCACAATACTTAAGCTCTCTTTCGTAGCCTTTGCTTTCATCAAACCAGTAAACCCCGTTTGTTTTTAACGCATAAGATAATGGTTTTTTTCTTTTTTTAAGATAATAAACTCTATCTTTAAACTCCCAGTCAGGTTTTTTTGGCTTTGGTTCTTCAATAACAACCTCAACCATTTTATTTGTAGCTTTAACTTCTGGTTGTGCTACTTCAACTTTTGGTGCAGCTTTTGCTGCTGTTTGTTTTTTTGCCATAATATAATATAATAAAAATTAAAAAAAAGCCGAGGGCCGTAGCCCTCGACCTAATATGAATTACTTCATTAACATAAAGTTGTTAGCACCTTGAGTAACTAAACATCTTTCAGATAAGAAGTGAATTTGCATTGCATCTAAAGCAGATGTAGCAGCTCCAACTGAACCAGTAGTCCAAGTCTTCATTCTACGATTATCTGTTTGAGAAGCTCTGAATCGAACGTGTAAGAAAGGACGCTTAAGGTTCTTTCCTAGTTGCTGATCATATACAGTTGAAGTACCAGCAGGAATAATAACTCCACGGATAGCCTCAGCTCCAGCAGCATCATTAATACCACCACGAGTAGCTTTGTCGTTTAAATAACGGAAGTCAGACTTGTAGAAGTCGTAAGATCCTCTGCGGAAACCAGAGAAGCCTAAGTTCAACGCCATGTCTTCGTCGTTTTCAAATACTCCATAAGAAGTACCGCCAGCACCGTAAGAGTTCATAGAAGCTAACATATCGTCAAATGCTAAAGATGTAGCACGGTTAACGAATAACATGTTTTCTTCAATAGCACCTTGCTTGTCAAACTCTGCTAATATAGCATCAAACTCAGCTAAGTCAGTAGCAGCGTTAACACCAGTAACACCAGTAGTAATATTACCTCTTGACTCGATAGCAGCGAATAAACCTTCAGTACCTACGTTTCCAGCACCATTACTAGATCCAGGAATAACGTTAGATCCGTCAGCTAACGAACCAAGAACGTTAAGTTCTGATTCTAACATAGCCATCTCTAAATAATCGTTGAAACGAGCTCTAGTGTCAGCTTCAGCTTTTAAATACCATAAGTATCCTGATTGTCCTTCTTCACCTGTAACTTCTACCCAACCGATTCTAGAAACATCAGATCCTGATACTTCGTAGTAATCTTTTAAGATAATCGGCTTGTTAGTAAAGCTTTTAAAGTCAGGCTCGTTAGCACCTCTACCATCTTCTTGAGTAGTTAACGTACCACCAGTCATGTATTTAACACCTTTACCAAATTCAGAACCGTATACTAAAATAGTACATGATTTTGAATCATTAGAGTCTGCTAATAAACCAGTAGCTGTATCATAAGCCGTGATGCTTATAGTTGCAGCGCCTGTGTCTCTTCCAACAACTAAACACTTAAACACACCTGCAGCATTAGCCACGATAATAGTGTCGTTTACACGAATACCATGATTAGCGGCTGTGAAACCAGCTGTCTCATCAATATCAGTTTCAATAGTTAGTTTAGTAGTAGCACCAGTACCAGCGTCATCACCAGAGTTAGTGTCACCTGTTACGATTTTACCTTTGTAAGAAAGGTGTAATCTACCTTGCTCAGACCATACAACTTGATCAGATGTCATAGCCTCTTCAGCTCCAATTTTTGATAAGAAACCTGAAATGGTACGAGGACCAAATACTTCAGCTTCTTTCTCCATTAGATCTGGTAAATACTGCTGAGCCCAATCATTTGCGCCACCAGTAAAATCTAAATAGTTTGTTTCAAGCGTTTGCTTTTGTGGAGCAGGTACGCTATTCAACAAAGGTCCGGGATTAATTGCCATTTTTAATTTGTTTTAAATGGGTTAATAAATTATTTTCGTCTTTTAAATTTAAACGAAGGAGATGTGTCTATATCAAGAGCTCTAACTTTAATACCTCCGGCCTCTACCTCTCCGTGAGCAGATCTAGGCGTCATGTCAATATTTTTGCTTTGAGCTACAGACTGTTTAAGAGCATCGGCTTGGCCTTGCTCGTAAAAATGTCTCGCTATAACATCAGGATTCATGGCTGTATAAATAGATCTGTGATAGTCTGAAGCATTTTTAATTTTACCAGTTTCATCTAAGTGAGACTCAATAAAATTATTCAAGTCAGACTGAACGTCTCTAATTTTTGCAGCATCACGAACGTTTACTCTAAACCTCTGATCACCGACATTATATTCGAAACCTTCGAACTTGTCGTTAAAAACTTCATTAGTTTTTTCTTCAAAGTACTTAGAGCGCTCTTCAGTTATACGCTGATTTTGTTCAGCTTCTTCGTTATATCGATTAAAGAAGTCCATTGCTTTTTGATATTCATCATTAACAACTGGAGTAGCTTTAATCTCATCATAATATTTAGACTTTTGCCCGTCTAAATAGGCTTTGGCTTCTGCAACCTGCTCTTTTAAAGCCAACTTTTTTCTTTTAATATCTTTTTCATCATCTACCTCTTCGTCGTAAGAAAATTGATCTTCCATTAAAAAGTCTACTTCTTCTCGAGATAAATGAGGTTTAGTTCTTTCGTAATACTCGTGTAACGCTGTTTGATTATCCATCTCTTCGTAATTACGATTTAATCTTACGTAATCTTCAACGCTACCGCCAGTGTCGTTTACAAAGTCAACTAGCTTTTGAATATTTTCAGGCAATGCCTGTCCTGTTTGCTCAACTTTGTTTAAAGCTTCATTAGCTGCTTCAACAGTATTACTTACTTCTTGTTGGATACTTTGTTCGGCAACTTCTTCATTTGTTGCTTCGACGTTTTCTTCGCGTACTTCTTCGCTAGCTCCGGATTCGTCGCGAACAGATACCTCATTTGTGTCTTGCTCCTGAACGGCATTTTCTAGTTCGTTTATTTTGTTCATATCAAGAACAATCGTGCCGTCATCTTTGTAAGATACCGCAGACTCTTCTTCTACTATTTCTTCTTGTGGCTGCTCAACTTGTTCTTCTGTTGACTCGGTGTTTTGTACCTCTTCCACGTTTTCATTTTCTTCCATAATATAAAATATAAATTAGTTAGTTTACCTTGGGTTAAAACGCTCCATACCAAAGCCGCCACCAAGTACATCATTACCTGCTGACTCAAACTTTTTAGGTGGTCCACCTGCTTTTCTTTGCTCTATAAGTTCGCTTTGCTGTGAAGCCTGTATTCTAGTTCGTTCGTCTTTACGATCTTCTTTTTCTTTTTCGTTACTCTTTTTACTGCTAACCTCTAATTGCTTTAGCTGCATGTTTATTTGGAACTCATGATCCATTAGTTGTTTTTTAACATTAGCTTCATGAATCATTGTTTCACGCTTAAAGTTTTCTTTAGCTTCTTCTAATGCTATTTGAGATTGTGTTATAGCTTGATTTTTTTGAACTTCAGCTTGAGCTGCAGCTTGCTGAGCTTTTGCTTGAGCTTGAGCTTGAGCAGCTGCATTTTCTTGCTGTATCTTTTGATCTTGCTTAACTTTTCTTTCTCTTCTAATTTTTAGTAATTGATTAGCTAGTTTAATATTTTTAATCTCTCTAAGATCAATAGCATCAGAAAGCTCTATTAACTGTTGCTGTAAAGCTTGCTGTATATTATTTTCTAGCAATTGCTTTTCTTCTTCATCTGGCGCTAACTCTAAAAATATGCCAAAGTCATACAAGTACATATCTTGTATATCCTCTAACGTTCCAACGTTATGTGCGCCTATTGATTGTATAAAAGCGTTTTTAGTTGGTGAGTACTCTAGTATATCTGATATTCTAAGAGATAGAGAACTAGCTACTTCAGATGTTAAAAATAAACCAGCTTGTAATATATGTCTTGTAGCAGTATTACTATTAGCTGCAGCCATTTTTTGTATACCAACTAAAGATCTTTCAGCTGGCATACTACCGTCACGAGCTTCATTAAGGCCGGTAACATCACGTATCATTTGTAAATAATAGTTATAAGTCTGTATTAGACTTTGCAACTTAGCGCCACCGTTGCTAGACTGTATTTCTTGTATAGGATTTTTACCAGGATTAAACTCACCGTTTTCGTTTAATGATCTACCAATAACACTACCTGTTTGGAAGAACATATTTAAAGCTTCTTGCGGATTATAGTTTGTGCCATTACCTAAATCTATTTCAGCTAAACCATCAGCATCTAAGTAAACACCGTCTGGCACCATACGCGACATTACTTGCTGTAACTTCAAATGTGTTATTTGAATCATATCAGCAAAACCAGTTATACGCTTAACAAGCGAGTCTATGCTACCGTTGTACATACGTGGTGCTACTAAGTGATAATTCATTTTAACTTTATTATAATCACTTTTTGGCCTAGTCATGTTTTTAGCCATGCCCCACTTTAGCAACTTATTAGATCCTAAAACTAAAGCGCCTTCGTATAAAACTTCAACTTGCTTTTGTAATCTTGTAAAGTTTGTTTGTTTATCTTCAGGTGGATTAAAAGCGTCAGTCTTCTCTATAGCTCTTTGACCACCAGTACCTGTTTCTTTAACTTTGTAAACATTATTCATGTATGTCTTGTAGTTAAAGTATAATATTTGTACTTTATTATTATCTGTTCTTTTGCCAGTATTGTAACCGTACTTAGAAGTACCAGCGTAGCTGTTATATTCTTTTACTATTTCTTCAAGCTCAGTTTCAGTTAAACCTGGAAACTGTCTCACTAATTCGTTTACAGGTATATTTTTAACTTCTCCAACATAGTATATATCTTCAAAATAAGGATCATCTGTATACGAGTAAACTAAATTAGAAGGATCAACATAATCTATTGTAACGCCTTCTGAGGTATTAAAGCCTGTTTTAACACAAGCCATACCTAAAACTGTTAGATCGTAAAAAAATCTTTTCTTTATTAACTCATACCTATTACCTTCCATTAAAACATCTAACGCTTGCTCTTGAGCTATTTCAACAGCTTGTTTGTACGTAAGCTGCATATGAAGTTGTAACTCTTCTAAAGTATTAGGTAGTTGTTCTGGTGGATTATCAAATACATTTATTTTAAACGCAGCATTAGCATACTGTGCTAAATCTTTTGTATCCATATCAGCTAATATGCTTTCCATATAAGCTGTTCTTTTTTCTACACCGTAAGGATCTTGTGAATATGCTTTTATTTCATAAGCTCTATTAGACATACCGTTAACTACAATATCAACAAATTTAGATATTATAGGTACAGGCTTCCAGTCTAAGTTTAAGTAGCTTAAGTCACCGTTTATTGATAACTCGTCTTTGTATTTTTGTATTGGCTGCTCACCTCTAGCATAAAGTCTTAGTTTATGAAACTCAACTCTATTATTTATATATCTATTGCTATGTGAAAATCTGTCTTCAAACCACTCGTACTCGATAGCTTTAGCTACTTTCATACCGTATTCCATTGACATTTTCTCAAGATCACTTACTACTTGAGAAGGAAAATAATTTTTTATAAC